AAAAGTGTCTACATATTTTTGATATTAGTAAATTTGACAAATACGGTAGAAAGGGGGTTGAGGCTTTAAGGGCCAATACCCCAATTGATACCGGTTTATTAAAAGATTCTTGGTATTATGATGTTACATTTTCCAAAGAAAGAATCGAAATCACTTGGTATAATAGTGATGTGGAGAATGGCTATAATGTTGCCATATTAGTACAATATGGGCACGCTACAAAAAATGGTGCCTGGGTTGAAGGTGTTGATTTTGTAAATCCCGCTATGGCTGAAATATTTCAAGATATAGCTGATGAAATTTGGATGGAGGTGACTAACGCATGAGCAAATCGGTTGAAGAACGTATTGTCAAGATGCGTTTTGATAATGCAGGATTTGAGAAGGGTGTTGCTGAAACTAAGAAATCCTTAGAAGAACTTAATAAAAAAGTTGAGATGAAAAATACGTCTAAGGGCTTAGATGAGCTATCCAAAAGCGCTAGTCGTGTTAATTTGTCTCCATTATCTAATAGCGTGGAGCAAGTAAGTGTCAAATTTTCAGCTTTAAATACAATAGCCGAAACGGTATTTAGAAATTTAACAACTTCTGCAATGCAAACCGGAAGCAAGATCGTAAATGCCCTAATATCACCGATTATTCAAGGTGGCAAAACAAGAGCAATGAATCTTGCTAATGCACAATTTCAAATAGAAGGCCTATTTGGTACAGATAAAGATCTAGAGGGTAAAACACCTTGGGAAAAGTTACTAGATGACATCAATTATGGTGTAGAGGATACCGCATATGGTCTTGATGTAGCAGCTAAAGCGGCCGCACAATTCGGAGCTTCTGGAGTGCAAGCCGGTGATGATATGAAAACCGCTTTAAGAGCCATATCTGGCGTCGCGGCAATGACAAATTCGGATTACGAATCAATTGCGGATATATTTACAACCATATCTGGTAATGGTAGAGTCTTTGCTATGCAGCTTAATCAGTTGTCTAGTAGAGGTCTTAATGCTGCAGCCACATTGGCTAAATCATTAGGAGTTACAGAGGCCGAAGTAAGGGATATGGTCTCTAAAGGAAAAATAGATTTTGCAACCTTTTCTAAGGCAATGGACGATGCTTTTGGAGAACACGCTAAGAAAGCTAATGATACATTTGTTGGTTCGTTATCTAATATGAAAGCTGCTCTTGCTAGAATAGGTGCTGAATTTTGGTCTCCATTTTTAACAGTTGCTAGAGATGTTTTTAATGCTTTAACTCCCATATTTAAAAGATTGCAAAAGTTGCTGTCAGTTAGTATAATTAAATCATTAAATGACAATGTTAGAAAAGTCGCCGACCAAGCAATAGGTTGGTTTAATGGAATAGAAGCCGGTTTGGCAAAAGCTCAATGGGGCTTATCTATGTTTATACCGATATGGGAACACCAGGCAGATAAATATGGACAAGTTATAGAAGGCGAAGAACAACAAGCAGAAGAAGCTTGGGCTAATTTAATAGCAACAACCGGCAAATCCAAAGAAGAATTAATGAATTCCGAGGTATATTATGCTGCTGTAGTTTTTAGTAGCATAAAGAACTCTTTAGAATCTGTTAGAGAAACCATGTCAGCTGCTTTTTCAGCCATAGTAAATGCTTTTAAATTAGTAACTAATTTTATAGGGTTTAAAAGCGATGTTTTAAGCATTGTTACCATTATTCAAAATATAACAGCTTCTATAAAAAATGTAGTGACGGCAGTTTCCAATGGATTAGCTAACATATCCAAGAAAGTAGCTGAAACCAGATTTAGCATGATTTCTAGTTTATCTGGCGTTTCATCTATATGGACTGGCGAAATGTCCAGCATCATATCTTTATTATTTAACCTTATTTCTAATGTATCTGGAAAATTATCAGTTATTATTGAAAGAGTAATGACTATAATAGGGTTTGTATTAGAAGGCGCTCAAAAGATATATATTACTGTCTCTGCTATAGTAGCTAAGATAGTACTAACAATCATCAATAGAATTAGAGAATTAAGATTCGGAGCAAAGAGTTTTGTTGATGTATGGCATGGGGTATTTAAATTCCTAGAAACTGGAATGAATGCCCTTGGTAAATTATTAACATTTATATTTGAAGTATTTGATAACGCTTGGACTAATGGAATATTCCCTATAATTTCAGTAATTTTATCTTTTGTATTTAGTATTAGAGATATTGTAGTTGAAGTCATTAATGTTATAATAACAGCTATAGGTAAACTATTTAGTGCATCTGAATCAGCACTACCTAAACTCATATCAATGGTCAAAGACGATTTATTCGGACTATTGCAAAAGATAGGAGAATTGTTAAATGGTGTTGCCGAAGTAGTTAGGAATGTAATAGTTCCAGCTTTTAAATATTTATGGGATGCTATACAACCTACATTCGCGTATATAAGAGACTCGTTTAATTCAATAATAAAAGAATCTGGATTATATGATAAGGCCATTAAATTAATAGCGACAATTACTGATTATTGGAAAGGCAAAATTGACAAAGTAAAGGCCTCCATCGATAAGCTTACAGGAAGCCTAAAGGATGAGACAAGTATAGCAAACGGATGGAAAAAAGCTGTCGACAAGATAGTATCTGTTTTGGATAAATTAGCTCATAAATTAGTAGATGCTGCTAGAAAATTTATAGATTTTGCTAAAAATATCAAGAATACAATGCAAAAAAGCGGAGTATTCACAACCGTTGTTGAAGCAATAAAAAAGATCTTCAATTCCATTAAAGAGACATTCTTTAATTTAGGACCGGTAGTATTATCATTAAGAAACACAATATCACAATTTATAGCATCGGCTGGCGGTTCATTAATAACAGTATTAGCAAATTTAGCAAGTACCATCATTTCAAAGTTAGGGCCAGCTATTGTTAAAATACTAGATTTGTTTAATGCGTTCCTAAATGCATCTATCAAAATAGGTAGTAATTTAAAAGACAAATTAGCCCCAGCGTTTAAAGACATTTCAGGAACTGTTAAGAAACTATCTGATTCATTTGGTGTATTTGTCGGAGGCAAGTTAGACTCGGTAATAAATTTCTTTAAAACTTTTGGAAGCGGCACTAAAGAAGTATCTGAAGAGTCTAAAGAACTTGGAAACACATTAGACGAAACATCCGAAAAGACGAATAATTTTGCACAGAATTATTTAAATACTGCTGGAATATTAACCGAAACAACAAAGACTATTTCTAGAGAAATGAGAAATAGTGCTAAAAACATGTCCGATGCAGTCGTTCAAGTTGCAGATGTTAATAAGAAGAGTAAGACGGTATCAGAAAACATAGACGATACTGTAAATAATCTTCTATTTAAAGAATCTTCAGGTTCTTTATTGAAAGATATGGCTTCCTTTGCTGGTGGATCATATCTTGGTATATTTAAAGGATCTTTGGACACTATAAATGGGGTTACGAAATGGCTTCAAGACCTGTCCCCTCAAATGGCTGGTTTATTAGGATTTGCAACAGCAGGAATGTATACATCTGTAAAGACAGCACAAGGATTAGCTGGATTTGCACATGGTTTATCAAATCTAACACATGCTGGCGATTCAATAGCCGTAGCAGTAAAGAATTTAACAAAAACATTAGACAATTTTGGAAATTATCTTAAAAAGTTAGGAACTGCCGCTGTAATAAAGAGTATAGGTATTGCTTTACTTGAGTTAGTTGCGGCTTTTGCCATTTTAGTATTAATTGTACATTTCGCAGACCCATCAGATATAATCATAGCAGGAATAATAATCGCAGCTTTCTTTGCCGCGATGATAGCATTAACAGTAATGCTTGCGGATAAAGTAGAAGTGCTAGAAGACGGAACTAAAAAGATAAATCCTAGTAGATTTAAATCGGCGCTTAAAGACTTTTCCAAGTCATTAATGGAGATAGGTGCTGGTTTAATAATGGTATCTTTATCAGTTGCCGTATTAGTATTTGCTATAAAACAATTAAAAGATATTAAATGGGATGAGATTAAAGATGGCCTCACAGCATTAGCGGCTTTATTGTTTATGATAACAATGATGCTTGCTATAATAGTTAAAGCTGGTGCAACAACAAAAACCATAGAAACAGGTACTAAAGCTTTAATGAAGTCTGCTACATCTATAAAAAATCTAGGAAAAGCATTGGTAATGTATTCAGTTGCCATATATGTTTTAGCTAAAGCATTAAAGAATCTTAAAGGAATAAAGTATGAAGATATACAAGATGGTTTATTTGCCATAACGGCATTGATGTCATTATTTATTCTAATTATGGAAGTGATGAAATCTTCCGAGAGTAGATTTAACATAGGAAAAGGGAAGTTTAGCGGTAGCGGAAAGTCATCAGCGTTATTCCAAACAGAAGCTGAGGCTCATGGAATGTCTGCAGCATTAAAAGCATTTGCCGGATCGATTCTAATAATTTCTATATCTTTAAGATTATTAAGCGGAATCGATAAAAAAGATTTAGAGGCTGGTTTAGATGCTTTAGAAACATTACTCGGTATATTTGCAGGATTAATGGCTATAGTTTCATTTAGGCAATTTACAATAAAAGATAAGGCCATATTGTCTTTTAATAATAATGCTAAAATGATAAAAACTTTAGGCGGAGCGATGTTATCATTTGCCGCATCAGTTGGTATATTAGCAGGTGCTTTATGGGTAATGTCTAAGATTAATAAGAATGACCTAGATAGAGGATTAGGCGTAACCTTAGCATTTATAACAGCAATTGGCATATTTATTAGTGCGATGCTAATATTAACCAAAGATAGCGGAAAAGGCCGAATGGAAAGTCTATCTGTATTTATACAAGCTTTGGGACTTGGAATGATAGAGATATCAGCCTCATTATTAATACTATCAGGTGCCCTATATGTAATAGCACAGATAGATACTGCAAGTTTGATAACGGGTGGCATTGTACTAGGAGCATTTTTAGCTGGAATAGCGGCTATAATGACGTATGTCCAAAAACATATTCGTTCTATATCTAAGAATTGGAAAGCGTTTGCGATAGTTGCAGGATTCATAAGTGCTATGGCTGTAGATATGGTTATATTGGCTGCAGCTATAAAAGTAATGAGTTCTATAGACATACCATCTCAGTTTACGTCGTTAATATCATTAGTTGTGGCTTTTGGTGCTATAGCAGCATTAGTATATGCCATTCTTAAATTTAAAGAACAAATAGTATCTGGTGACGGAATTACAGCATTAGCAACAGTTGGAGGATTCTTCCTGGCAATGTCGGCTACTATGTTGCTCATAGCTAGTGCTATTAAAATAATTGGTGGCATAGAAACTAAGACATTAGTTACAGCAGCAGGATCATTATTGGCATTTTTGATAGCATTTGGCGCTAGTGTAGCCCTAATAACAGTATTTGCAGGACAGATAGCTACAGCTTGGCCAGCATTTGCAGTTTTGGGCGGAGCTTTATTAGCCTTAGCAGCATCAATGCTTATGTATGCGAAAGCTTTAAAGATGTTATCTGAAATATCAAAAGAGGGCGCTGATAATATAGCATATGTTGTTGAGACTGGTGGTAAAGCTTTAATTTCATTGCTACCTATGCTGGGAACATCCATCGCTGGGTTCTTAGTAAATCTGGTGACAGAATTGGCAGCCTCAGCTGATAAGATAGCAACTGCTATAGTCGAAATATTAGCACAAATAGTCGCAACATTAGCAGCAAGAATACCAGAGATGGTTAGAAATCTACTAGAAGGTATAGTTAGTAGTTTATCTATATTAATAGAATTCATACCTAGAATTGTAGATTTAGTATTTGATTTCTTAATTAAGGTAATAGAAGCAGTTACCAATAGACTTCCTGAATTAGTAGGAAAAGTTGTTCAAATGTTATATACATTCTTCGCGTCTGTTATAGATGCTTTGGGCGATATAGACATGAGCAAGCTGATTCAAGGTCTAGCCGCTGTTGGATTATTAACAGCTATAACTTTAGGCTTAGCTGCGGTATCATTATTGATCCCATTAGCTATGGTTGGTTTAATGGGCATAGCGGCAATGGCTGTAATGATGACCGAAGTATTCTCGGCTTTAGCTTCTATAGGTGGATTTGGAGATAAAATTGATAAAGCTACCGAGGTTGTTATTAAACTTGGTAATATGATAGGAAGCTTT